GCTATCTGTTATAGTCATAATCGCATCACTCATCGTTGGTGCAATAGGTAGATTTTTAGCAGTATTCGTGCCAGGAAATCTATCTTTATGTCTATTAATATATGCATCATAGTCTGCCGTATTCTGTGCCGTACCTATATCTTTAATCCAATCATACAACTTTCTAAAGTTTTCCATATTCTCATCAACTAAAAAAGTTATATCTAAAGAACCAAACTCTACTTTATCGCCTGGTATATTTAAATCTTTTAGTCTTGTAAATTGTCTTGATTGTCCTAATTGAAGTGAAGGTATGTTTGCAGTTTGACAGGCAAACGATACATTTCTAATTCTGTTCATTGTGAAAACAAAATTATTAGGTTGCAGGTGATTTAGATTTGAAGGTGTATCACCTGTCCAGTTTGTAATGTTTGTGTTATTTGTAAATACCATATGACTATTTATATCAGTTGTAAACACTTCATAAAACTAAATAATAGTATCAGTTGTAGGAGGGTGTCATAGACCCATTAACTATACTAGCAGGTGCCACCACGGCGTTCAATGCCTGCAAGAGATTAATAAGTGCAGGACAGGATATCGAGAATTGTAGCAAACAACTCGGTAGATGGTTTAGTGCGTGTACTGATATTCAAAAACTTAAACAAGAAAATAGCAATCCTACAGTTTTCGGTAAACTTCTATACAAAGGTTCAATAGAACAAGAGGCACTTAATTTACTTATTGCTCAAAAGAAAATTCAAGAACAAGAAAAAGAACTTCGAACTCTTATTACATATACCTATGGTGTAAACGCATATGATGAAATGTTACAACTAAGAAGAAAAATAAGAGATGCAAGAGAAAAAGCAATATGGAAACAAAGACGAATGAGAAAAGATATCTTCGAAGGATTTATGATACTTTCATTGATTGTTTCTTTAGGTAGTCTTATCTTGTTTATAATCGCAGGTGCTCTAGGAAAACTTTAATTCACAAATAAAAAAGGGGGTCCGAAGACCCCCTCTAATGCAAAGTTTATTGCAATCTTTAAGATTACATCAAATTAGTTACTTTAACTAGTCTGTAGTAACTGTTTGAATCCGCTGAGATTGAAGTAAACGGATTAGCAACAATACCATATCTAGTTTTGAAACCAATTTTCGGTTGGAAAGTATTCTCACCAACTGCTCTCACCATTTGTAGTGGAACATATGGGCAGTAGAACAATCCACTATCATATGGAGATGAACCTTTATAACCTACGCAGTAGTATTGGTTGCTATCTGAAGCATTTGCTGAATATGGATCAACATATACTTTGATTTTACCATTTAATGTTCCTGCGAAAGTGTTTCCAGTATCGTCAACATTTAAGTTAGATTGTAATGCTGGAGCATAGTCTAGAACTCCTGCCATTGAAAGAGCAGATGCCACATCTGAAGAAGTGATGATAAAGTTACCTTTACCTCTTCTTGTATCTTGTGCGATATGGTTCGCATCTCTTTCGATTTGGAATAAAAGACCTTTAAATCTTTCAACTGACCATCTTCCATTGGAATCTGTGTCTAAGTCAAAAGTACCGGCACTAGCAACTGCACCCGCTTGGGCACCTGCTTTTGCTGAAGTATAGATAGTTCTTACAACTTCTCTATTGATTTCAGCAAGAATTTCTGCAGAAAGAATATTTGCTAATTCTGTCTCTGCATCTAACCCATGAACTGCTTTCAAGTCTTGTGCAAGTTCTAGAGTGTATTCTGCCTTTAATGCTCTAGTTTTAGCAGTAACCGTAGTTTTCTCGATTGAGAATGCCATTTGGTTAAACTGACCACTATCACCCATAGAAACTGAACCATCTCCTAGTGCTTCACCGTTTGCGGTTGATGCCGCAGTACCTGAAGTATAAGGGGACTCAACTGGGTTTGAGTTAGCATGTGTGCCAACACCAGAAAAGTCTGTGTCTGCTTCGTTGAATAATGCTTCAGTACCACCTTGTGTACTAAATCTAGATTTCATCGCAAATATAAGACCAGTTGGACCAGTCATTGGTTGCACGCCACAAATGTCGTATGCAATCAAGTTAGGCATTGCTCGTCTTACAAGTGAGATAAGAATTGGGTCGAATTTTGCAACTCCACCAGTATCAGGCATCGCCGCCGCATCGTTGACAGGTGCTGCCTCTGTAAGTGTTGCTCTATCTTCCCTCATCGCTTTTTCTTGGTTTTCCAAGATAACAGTAGTAACCGCTTTTCTATAAGAATCCTTAATTTCTGGTAAATCAGGATGCTCTAGAACTGGTTGCCACTTACTTTGAAGGTTTTCTGTTAAAAACATCTTAGTTCTCCTCGTTTTTATTTTTACTTCTTATATTTATAATATTAGTTTGCCTTAGTGCTTTTGGAAATGAAAGATGCATATGCTTTCATATCACCCGATAAGTTGACTTCAGATTTCTCTTCGTTTTCCTCAGCAACTTCGGCGTCTTCGATTGGTTTGGCAACCTTTGGGAAGTAGGACTCTTTTATAGTCTTTAATTCTTCCGCAAACTTATCATCATTCTCATATTGAATTCCTTCTGCAAGAGATTGAAACTTTTCTTTTTGTGTTTCTGCTAAATCACTTGCATGGTCTTTAATCATATCAGACTTCTTTTGCTCGTTGATTTCTTTAGAAGTGTTGACATTCTTTTCAATTTCTTCATTAAGTTTATTTTCTAACTCAGCAATTTTTTCTTGTTGAGCAGAAAGAACATCGTATTTGTCTTCTGGTACATCAACATAATGCTCTTCGAATACTTTTTTCAAAGAGACAATAAAGTCTTCTGTGATTTCTGTTTTAAGACCTTTTTCGATAGAAAGTTCGTTTTCTTTAGTCCATTGCTCAACAATGTAAGAAAGATAATCGTCAACTTTTTCTACCAAGTCTTCTTTAACTTTTTCAGTTTGCTCTGCAAGTTGAGTGTCATAGTGTTCTTCTAACTCTACAACTTTTTCTGCTAATTTAGAGTTTACAGCACTTTCGAAAATAGTTTTCGCTTTTGCTTTGTACTCTGCTGAAAAATCTTCGCCTTCAGTTAATGCATCTACATCTCTAGACATATCAACTTCTTCCATTTTACTGCCATGTTTCATAGACATCATTGGCATTTTACCGCTTTTTACTGCGCCGTACATTGCCGCTAAGTCTTTTTTGTTCATAGACATTAACTTTTTGTCAACCATAGCAACGATGTCTTGCTTAGTTTTCTTCATGGTTTCTTTCATTTCGTCATCCATGTCTTCTTCTTTAGCATCGTCATCGTCTGATTTTTCATCTGGCATTTCTTCTTCATCATCTTCTTCTTTCATTTCTTCATCATCTTTTTGTGCCATCATTTTCTTTTTCTTGCCATGTACTGCTGACTTAATATCTTCTTTATCATCATCTTTAGCAGTTTCAACGATTTCATCTTTGTCTTCGTCTTCTTCAACTTCTTCTGCTTTAACTTTGGTAGCACCAGGTTTAATGTTAGGTTCGCCTTTATTTGCTTCCCCACCAGGTACTGCCGCTTTTTTAACTTTCTTAGATGCGTCTGGTCCTTTTGCTGTTTCTGGATTTGTTACTGCTGGACCTGTGTCTTCCATATCGCCGTCTTCTTTGTTCTTAGCGATTTTTTGCATAGGTTCTGCTTTTACACCAGATTGCCCAGGAGCAGTTGCCTCTAAAAGTTCTCTGATTTTTTCTTCTACTGACATTTGGTTACTCCCTATATTTAATAGTAATTATATTTATGTTATTTCAGACTTTTAATGAAACTATCAAATATTGCTAGTTTCTTTTCTTCTAAGTCTGAAAGTTTAGTTTCAGTAAGTTGTTTTTTATAATTTGAGACAACTTCTTCTCTTACGATTCCGTTATCCCAAACCCATTCTTTACCTTCCATGACACCATTTACGAATGCCTCTGGAGCAGATGGGTCCGCAACTATATCGGCGGCAGTTGCTAAATAGAAATCATTTTGAACCTCTTGTGCCTCTTTCTTAGGTTTAAGAGATCCCATTCCTCTAGAACTTACGCCCAATGTAGCGCCTTCATCCATCAAATTTTTTACAATCTTACCGTACGGAGTTTCCATTATCTTTGCTCTACCCATGACATTATCACCTTCCATAGAAAGTTCTTTTATCATGTGAGAAACCCTTTCAAGATTGACTGTTGGTCCATCTGGATGTCCCAACTCACCAAACGCCCTATTCTTAGATACAAACTCTTTATTGTATCTTTGAACTTCTCTTTCGATTACATTTTTAGGATAGATACGACCATTTTTATTCTTTACATTAGACTGCATAAAAACGCCTTCTATAAAGTAGTCTTTTTTACCATCCTCTTTCTCTTCTCTGAGAAAGTTTACATCGTTAATTTCTTCTCTTATTAGTTTCATTAGATACCTGCATATCCTGTTAGTTTCTTTAACACTAAAATACAAGTGCCACTTCCTGTGCCTACAGTAACTTTGATATCTTCATCGCTATCTGAGTTTTCTAAAGCAGGCAGTATAAAGTGACCAGATGTGCCTACATTACCACTATCAAATCTGATAGTACCTGTAGTGGCACTCTCTACTGTTACATCTCCTGACCAAAAGATTTCTTTGATACCTACAGTAGGAGATGATGCAGTTTGACTAGGCGCTCTGAATGATGCTCCATCTATATCAATGGTAGTATTCCCAGCACCTCCAGTTACACTAACCACATTGGTCGTTTTGGTAACCTTCAGAAATCGTTGTCCTATTGCCATCTTTTATCCTTTTATCTTTTACTACTATTATTTATAAAAAAATTCACTTTTATTCTTCATTATTGTCTTCATCATCGTCAGGTGCCATACCACCTTTTTTACGATGCCACATTTTTATCTGTGGTTCTAACATTCTTTTACTTCCTATATCGAAATCGTCTATCTTTTTAAACTTCTTAATTAACATCTTACGAATTTCTGCTTTATTCTTTGCTTTTATTATTAACTCTCCGATGCCTGGTATCTTAACTAAAAATCCTTGTTCTTGTGCTTCATCTAGTTCAACTTCTTCTTTCATGCCTAATTTTTTTCTTCTCTTATTAATTAGGTCAATAGTTTTTTTCTGCATAGGTGAACCAGGTACTTCTTTCATTGCTTTTGTATAAAGTTTTAATAACTCTGGGTCCATAGAAATATCTTTCATACGACCTTCGGCAACTACATTAGCACCATAAAAATTCATTAAGTCTTTAGCAATATTATTTAAATCTTTACCTCTACCATCTACTTTAATTACCCCACCTGAAACTGCTACATTTAATCTTTGTTTTTTCAAATCAGCAATCGCTTTTTTTCTATTGTCCATATCTCTAATGGTAACTTTCATTTTTTTAAATTCTGTTATATCATGTTGTGCTTTAAGTTGTTTGTTTAGCATCTTATCTATTTGAGGTGTGCTTCTTCCAACTTGTGTTGCGTTACCCATTGAAGACTTACCAATAACTGCTCTTAAAAAGTCATTTACTTTTCCTTTAGGTCCTTTTACTCTAACTTGATTACCCATCAAGGCAGATTTTAATCCTAAACCTTTGGCACTTCTTGCTATCTGACTTGCAATCTTATTTACATCACCTTGTTTTACAAATATGTCTTGAACATCTTCAGCAACTTCTACTGCTTGTTCCCATATCTCAATCTCTTCTCCCATTACTGCTTTAAGACCTTTATCAAAATCTTTTTTGCTACGAGTAATAAGTTTTTGTAAATTTAATTTGTCTGATGGTTTTCTTAATCTACCATAGTAGTCTAAAATTCTTTTAGCATCTTGAGGTTTAATTTTTACTTTTTTACCATCGTCAAACTCTACAGGTTTCATACCTCTGAGAGATATTACTTTGTATAGTTGCATGATGATGTTTTTATCTGCATCTTCATCACCATCGTCTGATCCTGCTTTACCTCTTACTTCGTTTATATACTCTTCGCCTACTAATTTAAGATAATCTTTTGTTAGTTTCTCAGCATCTTTTTCTCTGTTTACTGGTCTGGCATACTTTTCGCCATCAAAGTATATAAAAAATTTGTTCCCTTTTTTAGTTAAAGTCATTTCGATTTTTTTACTTCGACCGACTTTTTGCGTCTTAACTATTTTTTCACCAGGTCCTAACTTGACCTTTTCATAAAGTTCAATAGTCTTTCTGATCTGTGAAAGTGTTAATGACATTTATTCCTCTGTATTTTCTTCTTGTTCTTTATTCTTAAATAGAGTTTTAGATACTTTTTCTTTTTGTTGTTCTAAAGCATCTGCTACTTTACTATTCATTACTTTTTCAAATTTATCATTAGCGGCACTTAAATCGCCGTTTGATACATCGTCTATAAAGTCTTTGATATTTTCTTCATTCATTAGAATTGCTCCTCGCCTTCTTCACCTTCAGGTGGCATTTCTGCCTCCGTCTCTGCTTTTATTTGATTATTTATGATTTCTATTTCATCATCTGTAAGTTTTAAGATATTCTTTCTTACCCATGTTTGAGAGTAGAATTTAGGTGTCTCACCATTTACAAACTCTAGTGTATCTCTCAACAATCCTATTCTTTCTCTTAATATTTCTTGATTTTTAAGTTCAGTAAACTGATTGTCTTTAACAAAATCATATCTTATATCTTGTTTGATTTGTTCCCAATCGTCTTCAGATACAATACCTTTTAGTATTAACTGTGTTTTAAGTAAATCATGAAATAGTTCAGCAAATCGTTTTCTTAATCTTTGAACAAACTTAGTAAATTTAAGTTCATCTCTGTTAATTTCTGTTGCTCTACCTAATTGAAAACCACTTTCAGGTTGCATTCTAGACTGTGGTACATTTAATGCTAAGAACATTTTCTTTTTAAAATATTCAACATCTTCGATTTCACCTAGGTTTTGACCTCCCCCTAGTGTTGTAATCTCAGTACCTCTGCCGCCTTCTCTTCGTGGCATCCAAAAGTCTTCTAGCATGTTCATGAATTTTCTATCGTCTTTTACTTCACCTGTATCACCATCGTAAACAAGTTTATTTTTAAACTTGACCATGATGTCTTGTAAATATTGCTCTGCTTTTAATTTAGGTAAGTTACCTACATCTACATAGAATATTCTTCTCTCAGGTGCTCTAGCAATACGATAAACTACTAAAGCATCTTCCATCATTCTTAATTGATTGACAGGTTTGATTGCTTTGTGTAGATAACCTAATACAACATTTCTGTTGGAATCAAGAATACCGCTAGGCACATAACATACACTATCTTTTGTTAATGCGATAGCATTTGCCGCCTTGATTGATATATTGTTTCCTATTTGTTTGCCTTCAGAATATAAAAAGTATTCTTTGATGCCTGTTATAGTTTGTGTTCCTTGTGCATCATCAGGTTTACTTTTCTTTACTTCTCTAACAAACTTGATACTTCTAGGATCAATTAATCTAAGTTTTTGTATTCCCTCTTTTTTATTAGATGTATCTACGACTTTATGAAAATATATTCTGCCGTCAACATACCATCTTTTAAATAGTTCATGAGACCTTTTATTAAAGTCTAAAAGACCCATAACATATTTAAACTCTTCTTGAATTTGTCGTTTGATTTTATCTGAGAACTGAATATTATCAGTTATGATATTAATAGGAGAACCTTCTTCACTATCTGAAATAATTGCCTCATTAATAATATCATCAATAGCGGATTCACATTCAGGAAATAATGAAATTTCACGATACCTTTTAATTAGGTCGTGTTCATTCTTTGCAGAATAATCTTGATTAAGATAAGTGCCATAAGCACCTCCCCCACCTACAGTTGATTGACCATCGTCAGGTGAAGGAAGAATTATGTCCTGCTTACTTAAACTCTTCTCTTCTTCATTTCCTCTTATCGTGAAACCGAATAATTTGAATGCCATGTTTTCTCCACTCTTAACATTAATATATCAGAAAAATGAAAAGTAAATTAGACAGTAGTATCGGTAGTTGTAGTACCACCAAGACTTCCACCTGTACT